AAGGACGAAGGTATCTGTCAGCGCCTTTTCAAGAGTCAGAGTGTAGGTCGAGTCCGTTATCATTTTTAAAAATATGTTGTCACAATTACAATCCCCTGCGCTCCATTCCCTCCAGCTCCAGAGAATAAGGCTGCATTTACCGTCCCTTGGCATCCGCCACCGCCACCACCACCGCCATAAAGTCCTCCATTACCGCCAGCGCCTGCGCTTTTGGTATAGGCTCCAACCCCACCAGAACCGCCTCCTCCGCAATGCAGATAGCTATTCATGCTGGTTCCGTTTGAACCATTAGCTCCCTCGACGCCGGATGAAGTCGCAATTCCGCCAATTAAATTATTGCCAAGAACCCATTGACCTGGGCCGCCATTGAAAAAAGAAGTTGAGTTGGCACCGCCGCCTCCACCAGCACCAGCACCAGAAATTGTAGCCGATCCGCCTCCAGCACCAACGGCAGCACTGCCACCAGCACCTCCACCTCCAGAAGGATTTACAGTTCTCGCGCTCGCTGATCCGGCATTGCCATTATTTCCGTTTCCACCACCACCACCAGCAGCATATGTCCAAGGGGTAAGAGCGTTTCCACTAATTGCTCCGAAATAAGTGTGAAATCCGTCTCCTCCCCAGATGTTTTGTGAGTTGACTTGGTTTGTTGCGGTTCCGCCAACGCCTTCAATACCAACAATAATTGACTCAGTTGCCGAAAGCAAAGATGCAGGTAGTTGAGTTCTAAACGTCAACCCTCCGCCTGCTCCACCTCCGCCTCCAGAAACTCCCGCATTAACGCGTCCACTTGATCCGCCACCACCACCAGCAATGCAAAGAACATCGACTGATTTTGCTCCAGTTGGCTTAGTCCAAGTGTATGAATTGGAAGCAAAGTGTATCGTTGTAACAATATTTCTGTCTGAGTAGTTATATGTAGCGTTGCTTGAAACCGTAATCGTTGTTCCAGCAATATTTGTAATTGTCGTTTGAGTTCCGCTTGTATGCGCTGGCAGGAATGGCGCTGAAATAGCCATCCCGACTACCATATTGGCACTGCTGGAAACGGTTATTGTTGGGCTTCCAGACGTAAATGCCGTTGCCGTTGTAGTATAGAGCGTTCCTCTTGTAAAAATCTGAACGTCGCACGTTTTCGCTTTTGCATTAAATGTGCTCCAGTCCGTCGAGCTGATGTATCCGCTCGTTGTCGCAGTCGCGACCGGCATCGAAATGGCAGGCGTTGTTCCACCACTCGAAACAATCGGCGCGGTTCCTGAAACCGATGTGACATATGTCCCACCGGCTTGCTTTGAATTGAACGTAGTCCAATCTGTTGAACTAAGATATCCGCTTGTCGCTGCCGTTGCGACCGGTATTGAGATTGTCGGAGTTGTTCCACCGCTCGAAACAACGGGAGAAGTTGCTCCGACCGATGTGACCTTGCCAGAAAGATCGGCTGAGAGTCCGCTGATCGTTCCTACGGTCAAAGTCGAGTTCGTCCAAAGCGTGATTGCCGAGTTCCAAAGGATCGTTTGGTTATTTTGTGGAGAAGTCACCAAGACATCGTGCAACTCTTCAAGCTCAAATCCATTTTGCGGTCGGATGTAAAGTTGACCGTTGCCAGCATTGGCGCGTTCTACAACACCGATAAAAACGATGTGATTTGGTTGTGTAGGCTTTACTCGCGTGAATGTTCCTGGAGTATTGCCAAGATAAATTGAATCGCCTTCAACATACGGCGATCCTAACGAAAGTCCATCGATCGTGCCTTGCGTTATGATAAAGCCGTTTTGGTTCGCGCCGATACTCTCGGCAACAAGTCCGATAGTTTTTGATGAACTGGAATCGGCTGCGTTGGATGCACGTTTGACGCTTGCGCGGTTGCCAGTTGCGCCGAAAAGATAGACCACCTCGCCTTTGTTGAGCGTTGTAGCCTCGGCATTGCGAACGTGGGCAACAAGCATTGATCCCATTTGCAGTTGCAAATTGCCGCCTGCCAGTCCGACTTGCGGAGCGCCTTCGGTTGCATTCCAAAACATCTTTACGACAGCATTTGCTTCGGTTGCTGCGATATTGAAATTGAGCGAGTCCGCAGGAACGTCTGCAAGCATCGAGATCGTGCGCGACTGCGAGAAATCACCGCCGCCTGTTAGTCCTGTGCCTGCCGTGATCGCTGTTACCTTGAGCGCCTTTGCATCAAGTTCAGCTTGCAAGTCGGTCTGGTTTGCGAGCGTTCCAGTAATGCTTCCCCAAGTTACGCCACCGACCGCGATCTTGTTGTCCAGCGCGGCTTGCAGATCGAGTTGGTTTGAAAGCGTTCCGGTAATACCGCCCCAGATCGCTGCACCACCGCCGCCACCACCAGTTACCCATTGAGTGTCGTAATCGGCATTGCTTTTCTTTGCGAGAACCTGACCTGTCAGCCCGCCTGTTACAACTCCCGCTCCAGTATTTCCCGTGTCGCCCTTCTGGCCTTGCGATCCACTTGGCCCCGCTGCGCCCGTTACCAACTCTGTTCGAAGGATGGGTTGATAATCTGTTTCGGGGACTTCGCGTCCCTCGTCTTCTGGAAAAAAGATGCTCATTTGTTAATGTCTTCGAGAGTGAAATCGACGCTGACTGCGTCTTGGGAAAGCTCTGCGGACGTAACGCGAAAGCGCCGGCCACCGATGACAAGCACGTCACCGAGAGAAATGGTTTGAACGAAAGAGTCGTAGATCGCCGTTATGGTCATGGATGCCGAGTCCATGAATCCGCCGTCAGCCAGGCTGTTGTCGCGGCGGTATGTCGTCCGGTTCGCTAGGAAATTACGCTCCCCGAACGTGACTGCCAACGGCAGTTCGTTCATGATCGCGCTTAGATCATTTGTAAATATATCGAGCAGTCCCACAAAAGGGACGATGCGTCAAAACTTGCGCTCAATACGTCGCTGGTTCGGATGCTTGAAGTCGTGTTTCGGGCTATCCGAAATGTGAACCCAGCTTTTGCGGAGCGCGGAAGCAAGAATGCTTGTGCTTGTATTGATAGTGACGACCTCTTGCGCGTCTCGAATATACGCGCACATATATTCTATGCTTTCAAATTCTGCCATCCCGTGAGCGGCCTTCCCAGCGCAAAGAACGGGCCTGCCGTTGGCGACTTGGTGCGCTACGGTTATGACATCCCGCACGTCGATCTTTTTATCCTGCGAGTATCCGGTCGGAAAACAAAGAACCCAAGTCCGCAGTTCGGGCGGCGTTATTATTGCGGGAGAGTTGAGAACAATCTGTCGGTCTATGTCTTTTCCTTCTGGGAAAAGACCGTAAACGTAGTCACTCCAGCCTAGCTCGCTCGCACAAAAGTCTTCGTGCAAGTCCGGCCAAATTTGCAAATTGATGATGCGATGAAATCCGCTGTGGTCGTTTTGTGGGTAAAGCGGCTTGCAATAATCGACCATCTCGAAAAGTCCGTGGTATTCCGGCAAGCACTCGAACATTACATTGTGTCCTTGATCTGCGAAGTGCTTCGCTATTGGCAGGCAACGCGAAATGTCGCCGAGCCTCAAATGGTAAACAATTAAAATATTCAAAACGTATAATATTGCTCCGGCGTTTTACCTGCCACCCACCCGTGGAAGCCGAACGAGCGATCCGGCCCTGCGGTATTTTCTTCGATGAAATGCTCCCAAGAAAAGGCCGCTGCGACGTTCACCGGCGCGTATTTGATGCCGTTATCTCGAAAGCCTTGCTCCATTGTGCGGCAAAGGAAGACATCGCCCGCCTCGCCCTTCCAAAGCGCCTCGGCTTTTGCTGCCATTTGCAAGAATTTCTGACTCTGGAGCGTGAATCCAGTGTTGCCGACTCGATGTCCTACGTTCCAGAACGCAGGCCAAGGCGCTCCGATCATGTCATATTCGAGCCATGAATCATCCCATAGATGCGGGTTTGCAATGAACCCATCATGCGTGCAAATAAGCGCGTGCGACGTGTCGATATAGTCTGCAAAACGACCCAGTTCCCAGTGCATCGCTTGTTGGTATGTGCAATCTTCGGCGATATAAACTGCGTCGCCAAATCCACCCAAGCCGCAAAGATGCTTAAATAATTTTTCGCTTTGTTCGTGCCTAGATTTTAAGCCTTCAAAGACGATGAGAGTGACATCTTTATTCATTTCGCGTGGAGTTCTTCAAAAATTCCCTTCGCTCTTTCATACTCTGCCGGATCATTCCCACGTTGATATGTCGCATCGAGCGGGCGTGCTTCAAAAAACGGGTGATGGTGTACGATAGCAATGTCGCGAGCATCAACAATCGCCCCATTTTTCGCGGCACGAAAGGTGAAGTCGGTGTCGGAATACACATTTCGGAATCTTGGGTTGAATAGTCCAAATTTCTCATAATATTTACACGTTAAGATCGCCATGCATAGTAATTCGTCTTTTCTATATCCGTCCGATATCCGAAGCACCTGCGGCTTTGAAATGTCGAGACGCTTCTCAATCATCTCATCCCACCCTGGCGGGCATTCCCAGTCGTCGGAGAGTTGAATGATGATATCACCGGATGCCTTGGCCGCTCCTAAGTTCCAAGCTCCGACGGAATACCCTTGGTCTTTTTGCGTAACAGATCGAAAGCGTTTGAGCACGTCCGCTGTTTTGTCGTCGTGATCGACTGCAAAGATATGTTCTACGCGCTCTGGGTGCGTTGCGCGGGAAAGCCATAGCGTCATGCATTGCACGGCCTCCACGGGCCTTCCTCGCGTTGCGTGGACGAGAGAAATCTTGGGCTTGTTCGATCCTGCTAATGTTTCGCGCTCGATCTCTTCTGCATCTTCGTTGCGTCCGAGAAGTCGGAGCACCCATGCGTAGAGCTGATCGCCCTTCCATCCATACCATTCTTTTCGGTGCGTCCATTGTGGGAATTTAGGCGTCGGCACTTCGAGCATTTCTTCCACCACTTTCAGCGCGTCTTGGTATTTTTTATCATCAAGCAGAATGCTGGCCTCAAGTCCGTAGGCTTCGCGGCGCTTCGGCTCAAGCTCTCTAGCCTTGCGTGCAAGGCTGAGCGATGTTGCGCCTGACGTCAGGTTAGCACAGTTTAACAATACTTCGTAGCGGTTAACGCCGTCCAGATCGCTCAAGGCTAAGGCTTCGGAGCCGTATTTCGCGGCGAGTTCCTTGTTGCCTGCGATGAAGTTCTCGTAGTGTAGGTAAAATTTGAAATGCGAAGTCATCCGATCTTGGTGCATTAGAATGCGGCGGTTGCGCTCGCTGCTGTTCCTGTGACCTAGTGGTGGTTGGTGCATGATTTCAAGATCACGCCGCATATAGACCTGCACGTCCTTCGTAGGCTGCGCGTTTTCATGCACGGGGCGATGCCACCATGCCGTGTGGTAGCGGAAGAATCGCTCGCGTGGTGCGCGCTTTCCTTGTTCGGGAATGACGTAGTCGGTCAATATCCAGTCCTGCTCTGGTGGGCATTCTTCAAGCGCGGCCAATGTAGGCGCGACCATGTGCGGTTCAATAACATCGTCGCAGTCGGCCCACATTACCCAGCCATCTTTGCCGGATAGTTCGTAGGCTTTCGCAAATGCTTTGTTCCTAGCTTCGCCGAAATTGTCGAGATGTTCCCAGTCTGCGACTAGCGGAGAGTTGAGATATTCGTCAACGTGGCAACCGAGTTCCTTTGCTATTTCTAGCGTGCGATCTGGCTTGAGTGCTCCGATCGCGCGGACGACAACAATCTCGTCGCATATCTGTTGTAGCGACTTAACGCATCGCTCGATGCGCGGTTCTTCGTTTCCGCAGATAAGCCCTGCGACTAGCTTCTGTTTTTGTTTCATGTTTGCTCTTGAAGTATATGTCAACAAAAACAAAAAAGCCACCCCTTTCGAGGTGGCTTCTTCGATGCTTACTTGCGGGGAATCTTACACGTATCCGGTCGTGATGCGGATGATGCTGGAACCGTCGATAACTTTCTCGGCGCTGTTCTGACGAACGCGGAGAACGTCAGCGCGGCGGGCTTCGTCACGATAGGTTTCGGAAACGAAAGGCACGGGGCTGTCAGCGGCCCATACGATCGTGCGACCGAATCCACCACCTGAGAAGTCACCACCAACCGTGTTGGCGAGTGCCATGTAGGTGTTAGACCAGATGAACCCACCCGAATACACTTGGCCTTTTTTGGCTGTGTTTTTCGGTGCGCGGCCTACGAGAACGCGGTCAACTCCGACAGCGGCGGCCACTTCGCCTTCGCTCAAGAGACGGCTTTGATCCGAAGGAACGATGCCGAAGAACTGGTTTTGAACCTTAGCCGAACGGCGGATGCGCTCGAACACAGGCATGGACATGATCAAGGTGTTAGCAAGAACGCCGTATTTGGCGAGTTCGAGCTTTGCTTGGGCAACATCGCCTGGAACGTCAAAGGATGTTATATTCGCGTCGGTATATGCTGCCGATGCGCTAATCGCGGTCAAACCGTTAGCGGCGAATGCTGCGGAAGCAACACGAGCCTCGTGGCTGACTTGGATCTGGCGGAGCAACATCGCGGCGATGTTCACTTCGGTATCAAAGAATCTGTCGAGATCGCGGCGGTTGCTGTCAGGAAGAACTTCCTCAAGACCGTATTCGATAGCATCGAACGAGTCGCTCGTGAACCGGCGGCTTGTGCGGGGATATCCAGCACCAGCGGCGATCTTGAGCGCGTCGTCGTTGAGGGCTTCGGAGTCGCCGAGGTTCAATTTCAGATATGCGCCGGAGCGAACGTCTGAGCTGAACACGGGCATGACTTCTGTGCCGATGAACAAATTGTTTTTGTTGCTGAGACCTTCGAAGACAGCCTGAGCGATGTCTGCGCGAATCGTTGTGTATGAGAGTGCCATATTGGGTAGTTAAATTATTGGTTGAATTTAGGAACGTATTCCACAACGTCACCGGCTACGCCGCTGTTGATCGCAACTCCAAGAGTAACGGTCGAAGCGTTGGCGTATGTGCCGAGGATGAGACCGCTGGTCACCGCATAAACGGTGTTACCGGCTGTCACAATCGCGGATACGATGCCGAATTGTGAAGGGAAGAAAAGTTTGACAGCGCCTTGAGCACCAGCGGCGACGTCATTCTGGACGACTCCGATAGCATTAGCGCCGGTTGATGCGGCTTGCGCCGCGTTGTCGCCCGAAATGTTAACGAGCGTATTCGCTGTGATAGCGGATGCGAAGGCGAAGCTCCGAATACCGTTGTCGTTTTGTGTTGCCATAAATTAGGTAGGATTAAAAATTGAGTTGGTTGTTATCGCGGGCCTCGATGTAGGCTTCGCGGTGGTTACGCATTGCGAAGCGGATAGCTTCGGTGCGGCTGCCGAGTTCCTCGGTCTTCTGGGTGATGATCGCCTTCAAGTCGAATTTCTCTTCGGCTTTCTCTTCAGCTACTACGGACGCTTTTACTGGAGCGGCTCCGAAGTTGCTGATGATCGTGTCGAGCTTTGCTTCGAGCTTAGAAATTGCGCTGAGTTCAGCATCCATTTCTTCCTTCATAGGCTCGGCTGCTGGCTCTTCGGATGGAATCATTGCTTCCATTTTTGTTTTGATCATTCCGAAGGCTTCTTCAAGAGCACTCATGCGCTTGGAAAGATCGACGATTGTTACTTCGGATTCCCCTGATTCTTTCTCAGGCATTTCTGGTGTTACGGTATCTTCGGGCATTTGTTGGAAAAATTTGTCAACTTGCTTTGCTGTAAAACTGAAAAGCCCGGTTGCATTTGCGGCTGGCGTTTGCACGAGATCGGCGCTGTAGAGTTCCGTGCAACTCGCGAATGCCATCCCATTCACTTCGCGAATCGGGCCGCTGAAAGCGATACTAATCCCGAACGTGTCGGGGAGTTTGCTTGAAATCTCCAAGACGTAATCGCGCATTGGCGACGTTTGAAGAAGGTTGAGATCGCCGAGAAGCTGAGATCCGACGATGCGGAAATTGTTTACGAAGCCGACGATGTCCTTAATGCCTGCGCCGTGATCTAGGTTGACCTTAACGCCGCCCTTGTATGACTCCGCACACTCTTTGACTTCCATCAAAGTCTGCTCGTCTACATAAAGCCCGTGGCCTTTTGCTTCGCCGATTGAAATAATTGAAACGCCTTCGATGACATCCATGCGAAGGCGCGGATGTCAAATGCTGTCCATCAATTCCATCGCCGCTTGTGCCATCAAATAAACTTCAAGTTCGTTCTCTTCTTCGCACCCGACAACGTCGAATGTGGATGAGATCGAGATTCCTGCGCGGCCCGTTCCGGCATGGTTCCGGTTGCCTTTTGCTGTCGTGCTTGCGCTGATCGAAAGCGAAGCGTCAGACGTGCGAGAATTAAACGCGCTCCCTGTTACATTTATCCGCGATCCTGCGCTGATATCGACGCTGCCGACCGAATATCGGAGTCTGTTGCCAAGAGCGTAGAGCGTCACCCTTCGCTCGTCCCGCCTTCCGCCACCGCCAGGCAGATCGGTAGGGGCGATAGGAACTGGCGGCACTATCGAAACGAACAGCAATCCCTGCACGCCGATTGAAAGCGGCGATGGGCTTGGCAATAAGCCCTGCGTTGCGATGAGCAGGGAAGCTAACATACGCTTAGACTCGCGTGACTATCGTGCTTGTTGTTCCATCGCCTGTGATGGCTTGAGTGATCGCTCCCGCAGATCGGAGTGTTGGCGTGACCGTTAGCGCGTTTGCTATGTCGAGACCGTGGATCGCGTGGATCTCGCCGATCTCGGTTAGTTCCGGCGTGAGTTCTGTCCTCACATTCGCGGCGGTCAATGTTGAACGGCTTGAAATTGTCGCGTCGATGTTTGTCTTAAGAAGCGTGCCGATTGTGCTGCTTGCGGTGATGGCTGAAAGTAAATGATCCCACACGCTCGCAGGTGTGAGTGCGGCGGTTCCAGTGGTGTTATCGACTGGAACGCCGAATGCAACGCTGGCGGTTGCTGGAATGTATGCAACTCCAGTCAATGCTCCACTTGCGTAGACGGTTCCAAAGCGCACGTCTGTTATCGCGGCTTGGCCGAGGCTGTTGTCGGCTGTAAACATATCGACATAAGTCGTCGATCCGTTTAGCGCGTATCGAGTCTTCGCGAGTGTAGGAGTTGTAAGTAAAATAAACTTCACCGCATTGATCGGAACAAACCCATTAGAAGCATGAATAAACGATCCGCTTGCTCGCACCACAGAGCTTGCATTGGTTGAAATAACAGCATTGGCAACAGTTGATGCAGTATATGTGCCACCCGATATTGTCAGCGTCGCTGTGCTGGAATTAGTCACGCCTGCGGCGGTTGATGCCGTGATGTTGCCGGTGATTGTGACAGGGCCGGTGCTGGAATTGCTTACGCTTGTCGCTGTTGTGGCGGTGACATTGCCTGTTATTGAGATCGTTCCAGCCCCTGCATTTAGTAATCCGTGTGCGGTTGTATTAGTTCCACCAGTTACATTGCCAGTCATTGTAATTGTTCCACTAGCTTGATTGTATGCCGCTACGGAATTTGCTGCGCCTCCTCCTAGTGCATTCCCAATTATAACAATAGACCCTGTCGATCCGTTGTATGCGGCATAGGCGCTAATTCCGCTTCCAGCAGTAACATTCCCAGTGATTGTAAGTGCACCAGTACTGCTATTATTTGCCGCAAGAGCAACATTCACTGTGCCACCAGTGCAATTTCCTACAATGTTAGCAGTAGCTGGCGATGCGCCAGAAAATGTTATAAGAGTAACGCTCGCAGTCGCGCTTTTGTTCGTGCAGTTTGCGGTAAGAGTGACACCAGAATTTAAAATAAAATTCCCAGTTCCTGCATTGGAAATTTCGGTGCAAGTCACATTTGCCGTGATTGTGACCGTGTGACCCGTCGAAGCGCGGGCCTCGTCCGCTGCGCCCGGAACAATGCCCCCGACCCAAGTTGCTCCTGCGTTAAAGTTGCCCGTTGTCGCTGAAAGAATAAGCGCCATTTTTTACAGACCCTTCGCAAAGATAAATTCTTGAATGCTTGCTGAAATTTGAGCAACGGCGGTCGCTGTCGGTGCGTCCACTCCATCAACACTTCCGAGTGCCATCGAGCGTGCATAGTCGTTCGCAAGGATGACCTCGCCATTCGCTATCCGCGTAGGAACAAGGCGCATTGCCACATTCGCGTCTTCGCTTGCGTCGGGATTCACAACGGACGTGATCGCAAGGTTGATCGTATAGATGTCGTATGTTTCTCCGTCGATGATAATTGGGTTTGTCGGTTTCATATTTAAGCGAGAAGGATCAATGCGTTGGTTTCGGTTGGCTTTGGAAATTTCAATTCAAACGCGCCGTCGAATACATGGCGCTCTCCCCCGAGGTTAAGAACACAAAGCGTGGCGTTTCCCTTGCTCGCATTGTAAACAAGCGCCCCGCCGGTTGAAAATGTTGCGCTCTTTAGTTCGACGTCATCGAATGTCATAAAAGCATTTTTGCCGATGATGCCGGTTCGGAACCCCTTGAGCTTAACGCCGCCGGCCTTGTAGCCTTTGCCTTTCACTTCACCTTCGGCAATGTAGGTTTTCGTTTGCGGCCCGACCTTTGCAGATGCCGAGTAAAGCGCGATGCGATAGTCATCATTAGGTTGATGGACGCCTGTCATCAGCGCGCGTTTTGCTTCAAGTGCAATTCCTTGTGTGATCATTATTTTTTCTCCCATTGTGCGGAGCAAACGGCAACGCGCTGGCTCTCGTCTGGATATTCGCTCGTCATTGTTCCGCTCACCATGCAGCGGCCTATGAAGTCGTCTTGCTCTTCGTTTCTTTCGGGCGTCGGCATGACAAGCTCATGCTTTGTTTCGAAGCCGGTGATGCGTCCGAATGGATCGCGAACGGCAAGCGATACTTTCATTTGCTCGGGTTGTGATGCCTGCATTCCTTTGACTTTGTCAGCGGCCCATACTTGTCCCGCGTCTCCGCCCCACAATGCCCATGCGATGCGGCCTGCGGATGGGAAACCATCTTCACCTGGAGTGAAGCCTTGGCCTTTTTTATCAACTTCATGCCGTGAAAAGAACGAGTGCATTCTTTTAACGGTATCGTCGGAAAGGTTCTTTCCGTTGCTGATATCGCGAGCGCGTGCAACGCCTACGGCTGTTCCGCCTCGGTTGTGCTCTTCGCGCCATTTCAAGCCATTCAAAGCCTCTTCGATCATGCCTTTGCTTGGCTTGTTCTCGTCTGCGAATGCGGACGGAGCGGCATCTTGTGCTGCTGGCACGGCGGGTTCGGCGTTGATGATCTTGTTCGCGTTATCTTCATCCATTCCGAATACAACGCGAAGGATAACGGCGACTTGTTCCGCTGAAAGTTCGCCGCGACCGAGCGAAGCGAGGATGCCCGAAAGCGCATCTGTGCCACCGATGCCGATGCTCTCGATAAGAGGCGGCGCTTCGTTTTTGCTTTCGTCAAAGATAGTGTCAATCGCTGTGACCGGCACAGAATCGGAAATGCGTGAAGGTTGAATGTCAAACTCTTGACCAAGTTCTTTGATCATGTTTGCTTCCTTCGCCCTTGCGCGAAGTGCCTCCTCGTAGTCCTCTCCCATGTCGGAGTAAATTTGTCCTGCGGTCTTGAGTCCTGCCTTCCAAAGTGAGATGTCGGCATTCGCCTCACGTCCGTAGTCACTGCTAACTTTGGCAGGCCCGCACCAGCGACCATCGCGGCGAAATTCGGCATCTTG